TATGCTCAGCGTTGAAGAATGGTATACTGTCAACATCAAATATCTTGTCATATGAGCGATTGATTATTTCATCAACTGATGTCCAACCTGCTGACTCTGATAAACCTGCTTTTTGTTCACAGATAAATCTTACTTCTGTTGTATACTTACTCATGAGTTTACCCCCTTTATATGCGTATTTGTTCTGAGGTCAGATGCCATAGCATGTATCTTACCATGCTCACCACTTTCATCTTCAATCATAAATTCATCATCTTGCTCACGGAAGTCCTCTCTGTATTCGACTTCTATGTTAAGTCCGAACATCTTATTGATAGCATCACATGCTTGTCTACGCATATCCATACGTGAATGTCTACTAGCAATAGTACCACCCATATTACGTGTAACTTCATCAGATACTAAGCGTTCTTTTTTCTGAACATTAAGGTTGGAGATACCAAGACAAGTAAGAGCTTCATTCCATATCTCATTCTTGAGAGCCTGCAACTTATCAGCAACATAAGGAGCATCAGTCTTTAATGCTGTGACCTGTGATAGGTCAAGGTCTTTGCTACCAAAGATGAATGGTTGGTTGCCATCATACTGTTCATATACATTCCTCATGGTAAGACGCTCATTCTCATTACATAAGATAGCTAAAGGTGTTTTCTGAGCCTTAACGTTAATTTCGATTGTGCGGTCAATCTCATATAACTTCTCAGCATAGAACATCATGCGAGGGTATTCAGGCATACGGAGCATATTGTTCCATATGATTACTGAGTTATCTTCATTAAGGTTAGGATACTGATAACCAACTGAGTAAGCGGTTCTTGAACGTGGAACTCTATACACGTCTAAGTCTCCACCAAGTTGAACCTGCAATGCAAGATAGCTACCCTCTGTATCATATTTATGCATATCAGTATCACCCTCTACTATTATTTCTTCACGCTTTTCACCATACGTGTCGAGTTTAGTACCTACTACCTGTAGAGCTTCATCTTTAAAGAATACAGCTGCACCCTCATAGAAAAGGGTGTACTCAAGAAAACGAGTATCAATAGTTTCGGGTACGTTCTTCCAATCGAACATAGACATAGCTAACTCTGAAAGTCTTGCTAAGTAAAACTGATGTGTGAGCGCATTCTTGTTTGCGCTATCCCAAAACTGATAATCATGCTTAGCTCCACATATATTCTTAGGCATTTTATTTCTTCCCATAGTTGTTCTCCTTTTATAAAGCAGGGTTAGTGATTACTTGTTTGTTACTTGCGCCATTATAGCCAATTCTGTAGTTACCAACATAGTCACCATGCCAAAATGTAATACCACCATCAAGTATGCGAGCTATATTTGCCATAGATGATGCAGGCATATCGCCACTTATTGAAGCACCATTTGTTTTAACAAAATTCCAATATGTTCTGCTATGAAGATTAGGTGCTTTTACTCTACCTATATTATAGCCATACATAGTAAGAAATTCATCTAACCTACGTGCTTCGCTATCGTGTACATGACAATGATAGAAGTACATACCCTCTAATTTATGAGCTACCATAACACCGCTAGTAGGAGTACCTATAACTTGTCTTGGTTGATATTGGGCATCTTTAAATGTGTAATCAATTTTCTTTGATGTCCCATACATATCTAATGCAAATCCTGCTAACTGAGATGGTGCGCTCATTAGAGCACTTACCATACTTCCAAGCATACTAGTTTCCTTTTTAGCATAGTTTCTTGCACCGACATCAACAGCGTTAAGAGCTCCTTGGTTTAAATTCTTGCCCTGAGTGCGTGACTCGTAGTAGTCTTTATAATTCTGCTGATAGCTACTATCATAATTGTCAAAACCACGTTGAACACCACCAAAGATACCACTAGCTGTATTTATCGCTGACCCAGCCGCTGAGGTGAAAGCATTGGTACGCATCTTAGTTTCACCACCACTAGCTAACCAAGCTTGATAACTATCAGTAGTTATGGCTACCATAGGAAAATTAGATACTACCATTGAATGTTGTTTATTCTCACTTTGGCCATTATAATCTAAAGGGAGATAAGCAATTTCACCTACACCTGCTGAGTGTGCATAGGCACGTATCTGTACTTGTTGACCAATATCTCCATCAAACAGTTCCCATTTAAGCTCGCCACCAACACCATTAGCTGTACAGCATAATAGATAAGAATATGGATATGTGAACATCTTTTTATTCTCAGGTATAAAGCTATCGTATGTGGTAGGCATGTTAAATGATATATTCTGTGTAACTGGAGTAGGCGAAATTTCGGGTTCTCCTAAAGAACCGCTTATATGTGATACATATTTTGTAGGAAACATTTTAGCGGATATTATTTGACAAGCACTAATGCCATCTTCCCAACTTCCGTTAACAGCATCTTGCAAAGCACCAACTATTAACTTACCAAAAGAACGCATACTATCGGGTGTACCACTACCATCATAAGCACATGAATATGTACCACTATATAATCCCTCTACATAACCACTTATATTTTGTGGCACTACCTGCTCAGTATATTTCTGATTACCCTTGTTACTCATTTCAACAACCATAGAATAATTGGTGTATTCATCTAAGTGAAGATAATCAACATCACTACCATTACCACTTAAATCATAATGGCCTGAGCTAATTGGTTCGGGTTCTAAATGAAGTTTCCACTGATTAGCTTCACTAGCATTAAGATGTTCCCTTTCAACAAGGCATGGATTAACAGTAGCACCTACAAACCATGTTTGCATTTCATCAATTTCATATGAAATTAAAGTAGTATTCTCGTTTATATATTCAACACCTATAATGAAAGCATAATACCACTTATTATCTCTAGCGACTACAGCGTGGGTAGGTGTTTCACTAGATTTATTTTTAAACCTCATATAATTGCAATTATAAACATTTTGATAAGGTGTCTGTATCTTTAAGCTACCACTACCTACACGTCTATAGCTCTGCTTATCAAAGCGTTTAGTAAGATGGGTGCTCATAAATTGCTCTTGGTCATTCAGATTGTCAAAATACAACGTGTGCATATACCTATCATCAAGACCATTAACTACACCTATCTGTATTTCTGCATTAGGTATAACGTAATCCATTCTTACTCCTTTCATCTATATAGGGTGTACCCATATAGAGTACACCCTCAAAAATTATGGCAAGTAGTATTTAAGCAATGGTAATTTCAACTGTATCTGTAACAGTCGGGTCATAAGTTGATGCAACAGTAATTGTAGCTGTACCTGTAACACCAGCGTCAACCTGCACAACACCACCCTCAGTGATAGTAACACCATCCTTATCGGAAGTGTAGGTAACAGTCTGAGGAGCAAAGCCTTTTACAGTTACCTTAGTTGTGAGTCCAAGGCTAGCACCTGCTGCGATTGTTGCTGATGCAGGAGTTACTTCTACGCTGACAACTTCGGGAGCTTCGGGAACGTAAACGATAGCATTCTCAAAAGGTGAGGTGCTGAATGTTTTCCACTGATGATAGAAGTAGTTCCAATAGAGCTGTTCGGGGTTGTAGAACTCTGTGAACTCATTAAGGTTATCAAAGACTCTCCAAAACTTTTCACCAACAACTACCATCGGAAGAGCATCAAGAGCCTCAGCCTCAGCTGTGGTAATCGGTACATAGTTAGGGTCATCAGCAAAGAGAATAGCAAGTCTTTCATTATCAAGAGCACCGAAGCTATCAATAAGTATTCTCTGACCCATGAACTGTGCCTTTTCCATGTTGAATGCTGATGCGAGAACATTAACATCCATGATTGCGTCAAACTTAGCGTTAACGATAATCATCTGCTCGTCTTTAGGTGTGTGCTGAAATACACCAGCAGGGTTATACTTAGTGCTAGGGAACTCAAGGATATTGGCTGTAGCCTTAACCTCAGTGATGATTGCCTTAGCATTCTCAGCACTAACAGCTGATACCTCGATAGGGTACATTCTGCTGTTAAGGATATTCCTAGCAAGCAGGTACTTCATGGTGATAAATTCATCATAATTAGCACCAGTATAGATGCTGTTAACAATGTCAGATATAAGCTGACTAACACCATCACTTGAAAGGAAAGCCTGGCGGAGCTGTTTGTCTGTTACTGTTACGGGATAGAACTTACGATAGTTCATAACGTGAAAAGCTGCACGTACATCGGGTAGTCTCTTCTTAGCAAAACGAGTCTCGTTCTCGCTGTCAAAAGAATACTCATAAGGCTTAGCGATATTGGTGAAGATTTCTTCAACTGTCTCACCATACTCAAGATAACCCTCTTTAAATCTTGCCCAAGGGTTCTGATACATACGTGTTGCAATGATAACCCTACCAATGCGGTTAACGAGAGCTGTAAGGAACTCGTTCTGTAAGGCGACATTATCCATAATGATAGTACCTATCTTACGGATTTCTGATGTATCAGTGATAGCAGGAACATAGTCCTTATAATTGTTTGATGCGTTGTTACGGATTGCATTCAGTACGTTGAGTACATTTGTATCAAGCGTAACTCTACTAGGTCTTGTAGGCATATTAGTTCTCCTTTTCTTTGAATAGGTCAGCGAATGTGACCTTGTTTGCTTGTTCTAATTTGTCATCCTCATCATCTTCGGGTGACGTGTCTTTGTTTGTGTTTGCAGGATTGGTATTGGTGATGTCTGTATGGGAAGCATCGGGAGA